CCCCTGTGTTCTCTACACGCAACGCTGGATTCAAGTTATCAAGTGTTGTACTAAAATCACCATTACCAATTTGAAATTGTGCGTTTCGAGCTGGACTACGATCATTAACTAATTTAAGCCCTCGCATACCGTCAAAGTTATTTCCTGCTACGATGACTTTGATATGCTTGCCTGTTCCAGATACAACACCATTATTTAAGTTTTGAAATTGATTCGCTGTGATTGAGCCATCTCTTGTAATATCCGTTGTTGAGTACAACAATATACCGTTGATTAGCACATCGTCATTATTGAATTTATTACCACGGATTGAGTTGCCGACAACATTAAATGAATAAACTGATTCTAGTTTGATCATATAGACTTCAGCACCCACTTCAGTACGACTATTTCTATAGCTCAATTCATTTTGATGAATTAAAACTTGTCTAGCATTACTGACGACAATCCCGTCATTAGTTACACCAATATGATTTAAATTGATGCGGTACTGGTTTACTTTCATGATCGTGTTTAAAATCACTAAACCATCGAAATCGACTTGTAAATCGTTGTTAGTAAAGGTAAATCCTTCTACATTGTATACTTTACAAGCTGTGTAGAAATTGAAAATACGGTTGTTCGATACTTCAATATTCGCTAATGTTCTCAGCGTTTGATCAGTAACATGTACACCCACACTATTCTCTATAAAGTTTGAAGCAATCGCCGCTGATGCAGATGCTTTCCCATAAATTTCATTGTCTTTAATTTCAATCGCAAATGGACAATTCAATTCAATACCGTTTTTCCAGCCATAAAGTGCTGTATTAATACTTTCTGCACGAATCATGCACTGTGAGATTTTTCTAAAGCGGTTAAAATAATTTGCACTATTTGTACCCGCTAATTGTTTTGTTAGTGCTTCTGTTGCATCAAATTGAATTGCAGTACCTACACCTTGTTTTTGAGTAAGAATGCCAAGTTTTGAGATGGATGCTTCTGAAAACCAGTTATCAAATGTTGCTTTAATACCATCGCTTGGAGCAGTTGAAAGCCAAATTAATGCGTCTGATAGATTATTTCCACCTTCGATGTCGATATAATTCGTTGCTGTTAATTGCGCATTCACATAATACTTACCCTTGATAGACAAAGGGATTTTCGCATTTAATGCTTTTTGAATTGCTGTCGTTGAATCTGTACCAACTACTGCACCGAACCAACGAATATCT